CTCTATCGCAAACACGCACGAAAATTCAGAAAACGGACAAAACAGGGAACCGAAATGAGAAACTACAAATCGGCAACACCGAAAAAGAGGCTGGTCTACGAACCCGCCGGATCCCGCGGCAAGTGGCGGAAACCGGAATACGACAAAAAGCCGGGCTTGCGCTCTTCCGGCAGATGGCAGGCGATTCGGGAGCGCGTCCTTTGCGCGAATCCGATCTGCGTCGTCTGCGGTCACGCGGCGAACGAGGCGCACCACGTGGACATGAACGAGGCGAGGTTCTTTGACGAGTCGAACCTTGTTTCTGTCTGCGAGGATTGCCATGTCAAAGTCCATTCGGCCTACAAGCGAGGGATCGCCCCGGAAACGCTGTTCCCGAAAATGGGAGACATCGCGTAATGCCTGGCGCGAAAGGCAAATCGGGACGGAAGCCGAAGCCATCGGCGGAACGTCAATCGCTCGGATGCAGGAGGGGGACAATCGGGAAAAACCTACCCACGCCGCCGAGGACAAGATCGTATCTTGACGGCGGGCTCGATGATGTCGCGCTTTCGTTTTTCAGATACTACGAACCAATCCTGTACAATTCAGGGATCCTCACTGACGCGGACGGAACCCTGCTGTATGCGGCGGCTGTCAAGTATTCGCTATGGTTCAACGCCGCAGCGGAAGCGGCCAAACGGAAGCCGGTCATTGAGATCAAGGACAAGTGGGGGGCGGTTGTTGACCTGAAACGAACGCCGTACACTAAGATCGAAGCGGAATATTTCGACCAACTCTGTTCCGCGCTTCGCGAACTCGGAATGACTCCGCTGGGGCGGTCGGCGATTTCGAAGATCGGAATAGCCGGAAACGCGGAAAGCAAACTAAAAAGGATCACATGAGGAAGCCTGCAAAATTTTGGATGGAGCCTATTCAGGGATACGATCCCTGGGCGAATGCCGGGAACTGCAAGTTCGATGCGAAAATTGCGAACAGCGTGATCAAGGCCATTGAGGGGCTACGTCAGCACAAGGGAGAGTTCGCAGGGAAGCCGCTGAAACTGGAAGCATGGCAACGCCAGATCGTCGGCCACATGTTCGGCTGGAAACGCCCGAACGGTACGCGCCGTTTCCGTCGTTGCTTCATATTCGTTCCCAGAAAGAACGGGAAAACCACAATGACAGCCGCTCTCGGAATCGTATTTCTCGCTTGGGACGGAGAGCCGGGTGCGGAAGTTTATTCACTCGCCGGGGAACGAGAACAGGCCGCAATCGTTTTCAAGGAGGCGTCGTCCATGGTCGAACAAGACCAGGACTTGTCTTCCGCGATCGAAGTGTTCCGAGGTTACAAGTCAATGAGCGTCGAGGAAACGAAAAGCGTCTGGCGCGTCCTGTCGTCCGATGCCGGAACAAAGCACGGGCTGAACCCGCACGCGTACATCGTGGACGAGGTTCACGCTCAGAAAAAATCCGAACTTATGGAAACGCTTGAAACCGGCGTGGGCTCGCGGCGGCAGCCGTTCGGGATCTACCTTTCGACCGCAGACGTTTCCGGCCCGTCGCCATGCAACAACCTTCTTGAGTACGCCAGAAAGGTGAGGGACGGCGTGATCGCGGACGAATCGTTCCTGCCCGTTTTGTACGAAGCCGCTACGGAATCAGACTGGAAATCGGAAGAGGTATGGAAGGCAGCCAACCCGAACTACGGGGTTTCTCTCAAACCTGAGTTCATTCGCTCCCAGTGTCAGAAGGCGATCGACGAGCCGAGCTTTGAGAACACATTCAAGCGACTCCACTTGAACATGCAGACCGAGCAGGAAAAGCGATGGCTGAAAATTGACGACTGGGACAAGTGCGGATCCGGCGATGCGCTGACCCCGGAAATGCTGGAGGGGAAGCGATGCTTCGGAGCCCTCGACCTTTCGAGCGTGTCGGACATAACCGCGTTCGGATTGTGGTTCCCGGATGAAGTTGCTTTTCTGGTATGGTTCTGGGTTCCGGAACGAACGGCGAAACGTCGTCTTGAATACGAACTCTGGGCAAGGCAGGGATTTCTCGAAGTCGAATCGGGACCGGTGATCGACCACCAGAAGTTGCGTGCCGAAATCAACGCGAGGAAAGAGAAATACAAAATCCTTGCGATCGCCTATGACAAGTGGAACGCTTCCCAGTTGGCGGTCAACCTCTCTGACGAAGACGGATTCGACATGGTGCAATTCGGACAGGGATTCATTTCAATGAACGAGCCGTCGAAGGAACTCGAACGGATGGCGATCCGGCACGAACTAAATCATTTCGGGAACCCGGTACTGCGCTGGATGGCGAGCAACGCACAAGCGGAAGTGGACAAGGCCGGTAACATAAAGCCGGTGAAACCTCACAAGGATTCGCCGCTCAAGATCGACGGGATCGTGTGCCTGGTCATGGGGATCGGGCTTGCGATGAGTGAGAAAAAAGAAGATGTAATGCCATTTCAAGGCGGGTTGACATTTCTATAAACAAGAAAGGGATCGCAGGAATGAAAAGTCTCGAAGCGGTAATGATCGTGAAAAACGAGGAGGCGTGTCTCGGCAGAGCGTTGGAGTCGATTCGCGGGATCGACAGGATCACGATCCTTGACACGGGGAGCACGGACAGGACCGGCGAAATCGCAAGGGCGCACGGCGCAAACTTCATTGAGGGGGCGTATGTCTGGGAGGACCACTTCGCGAACGCCAGGAACAAGGCGTTGGAGTACGCCGTCTCGGACTGGATTTTGATCATCGACGCGGATGAAGTTCTGGAAGCGGGGTCTCTCGAAAGAATCCGGGCGGCAATCGAGGAGGTTGACGATTCGATTCTCGCGTTGAAATTTATCGTTGTCTCTGCTGGCGGCGGGAACGAACATATCGTTGTTCGGTGCCACCGGCGACACCCGGACGTTTTCTGGAAGGGCGCGGCTCACAACTACCTGACCGCACAGGACGGACCGTTGATCAACGCGAAAATAATCTACGGCCACTCACCGGCGCATGACCTGGACCCGGATCGCACCCTGCGGATTCTTGAACGCGAGGTCGCGGCACGCCAGGAGAAACCGAGGGAGGTTTACTATCTGGCGCGTGAGTATTACACCCGGCAGAAATGGGACGATGCGATTTCAACCTACCTCAAATACGTGGAGATTTCGAACTGGGCGCCGGAGAAGGCCGACGCATTCCTGATGCTGGCGCGGTGCCGAATCGCGGTCGGCGATTTCGAGCAGGCATGGTTCGACGTTTGCCAATCATTGAGGGTAAACGCGGATCTGCGCGAAGGGCTCCTGATGCTGGCGGCTCTTTCCGGGCCGGTCAACCGGGCGAAATGGACGGAGTATTCCGCACTTGCCACAAACAGCCTTGCGCTTTTCGTTCGCAATGACCTCGCGCTTGAGGAGGTGATCGAGAAGGGACCGGAATACTACCAGGAGGCGTTCGCGCAATTCCCGGACATGAGCCGATACGAGGAGTTGAATATCGCCGCCGCAAAACTTTGCGGATCCGGGAAAGTCCTTGACATGGGTTGCGGACTCGGACAGATGCGGCAGTACGTCCGCGATCCAGACCTGTACCATGGGTTCGATTTCGCCGGAGTCGCGGAAGGCGATTGTTTCGAGGTCGGCGACATCTACGAGTACCCGCTCGAAGGATATGACGTTTACCTGCTGCTCGAAGTCCTCGAACACGTCGATGACATCGAGGTTCTATCCCGGATTCCATGCGGATCGCGTGTCGTGTTTTCGGTACCGTCGTTTCCCGATCCGGCTCATATCAGGACATATACGGACGAGTCAATGCGTTCAAGGCTCGGCGAACTCGTGGAGATCAAGACCGTAATCCGCTTCAACTGGTCCGGCGGGAAGTGGCGCGAAGGCGGCGAAAAAACGGATCAGCACATCCTTCTTGCAGAAGGGAGGAAAAGATGAAGTGCGCGAAGTGCGGGTCAAAAATGAAGGTGACGAACTCACTCCCAAAGAAGAGCGGCGAAATAATCAGGTATAGGAAGTGCCCTAATTGCCGACTTACAGTAAAGACAAGCGAAAGCAAAGTAATTACCGAGATAATAGATATAGCAATAATTCGTGGATAGGTTGCTACATGTAGCAAACCCGATATTGTTCTGTTGATTTCGCTCCGGTTATGCGGTAGAATCACCATAACCGGAGACTTTATTTGATCGACAGATTGAAAAACTTTTTCTTTCGGAACACCTCCACCTACACCGCGGGTTCGGTTGAGGATATCATCCGCCGACTCGCGAATCAACAAAGAAGTTCTTCCGGGGTCTACGTAGACGAACAGGTGGCGATGCGTTTCGCTACGGTCTGGGCGTGCGTCCGTTTGCTTTCCGACACGGTTGCACAGATGCCGTGCAAGTTGTATCGCTCTTCGAACGGCGAAACCGAAATTTTGTACGACTCTCCGATTCACCGCGCAATTTCCGTTCGCCCAGAGCCGGGCCTTACCGCTTTCGATTTCTGGAAAAAATTTGTATCCGGCGTTTTGCTGGAGGGCTATTCCGTCGCTAAGAAAATCGAGGCGGGAAACGAGTTCCGGCTTGTTCCGGTTTCCGTTACGAGAATGGAGCGTACCCCGTTCGGCGAGTACATATTCACGTACATCGATTCGAACGGAACCGAAAAACAACTTCTGCAAAACGAATCATTCTTCGCGTTCTACGCGCTCGATAAAAACCTTCTTCCTATTTCGCCGATCCGGGCGCAGGCGAACGCGATCGGACTCGGGATCAGCGCGGAAGGCCACGGCGCATCTACGCTCGCCAAGGACGCGACCCCTGCAGGAATTCTGGAGTATCCGGGTGCACTCGACGCAAAAGTGAAAGACTCACTTAAAAAAGGGTGGGATAAGGCGTACGGCCCGAACGGCGACGGCGGAGTGGCGATACTTGAGGGCGGCGCTAAATTTAATTCCATCGCGATGAGCAACGAAGACGCTCAACTTCTCCAGACACGTCAGTTCCAGAAGCAGGAAATCTGCGGGATTTACGGCGTTCCCCCTCACCTCATTTCCGACACCACCCAGGCAAAGGGCTGGTCCACGATGGAACAGTTGATGACCGAGTTCGTTTCCCTGACGGTCACTCCGATCACGATCCGAATCGAACAGGCTATTTCCTCACATCTTCTCATGGACAGAAAATACCGGGACGCATACGCAAAGTTTTCCACGAACGGATTGCTTCGTGGGGACATTCGGACGCGGACGGCGTTTTATACGGCAGGGATCGACAAGGGGTTTTTGCTCAAAAACGAAGTACGCGCATTTGAAGACTTGAACCCACTGAAGGGCACCGAGAAATGAAAAACAGGATTCAGGGAGAATTGACGAAACCGCGCAAATGGTTCGACGTGAAAGCGTCCGGAACCGACACGGAAATTTACATTTACGACGTGATCGGCCCTGACTTCTGGGGCGACGGGCTCCGAGCCATTGACCTCGTGCGGCAAATCAAGGACGCGAAGTCGGAAAGAATTGTCCTTCATATCAACTCGCCAGGCGGCGACGTGTTCGACGGAATGTCGATTCGGCACGCCCTGCAGGAATCGGGAAAACCGGTTCGCGCCATTGTTGACGGAATCGCCGCCTCAATCGCGTCCCTGATCTTCGCTACCGGCTCGGAACGCATAATGCCGCAGGGATCCATGCTGATGATTCACAACGCATGGACGTATGCAGTCGGAAACCACCTCGACATGACCAAGGCGGCTGACACCTTGAAGAAAGTCGACTCCCAGCTGGTCGCGGCATACGATTCGATATTGAACGTGGACGAAACGCAAATCAGAAAACTCATGGAGGACGAAACTTACTTCGAGGCGGACGAGGCCGAGAAAAACGGCTTCGCCACAGAAGTCACCGATAAAATGAAAGTTGCGGCGTGCGCCTGGGATCTCGGGATCCTCGGAGACATGCCGCATGACGGAATGAAAAGGCTGCAAGCCGCAAAACAAAAGCGTGCGCTCGAACAGTCCCTGCGTGATGCAGGCTATTCGGCTTCGGAGGCAAAGCGCATCGCCTTCGGTCCTCGTGACGAGACCGGAGAAGACATCGCGGCGGCAATTAAGAAAACAATCGCGTTACTCAAATCGTAAAACAACAGGAGAGAATCATGGCACCCGAACTCAAGGAACTGATCGAACAGCAGGGCAACGCCTTCGCGGAATACAAGGCGACGCTCGAGGCCAAGATCGAAGCGCTCAAAAAGGACAACGGAACCGCCGAACTCGACGGCAAAATCAAAAACATCCTCACCGACTACGACGCAATGAAGGATCGCGTGGACAAGGTCCATGCCGACCTCCAGCAGGTCAAGATCGGAACTGGCGGAACCCAGAACCACGAGGATCCGAAAGTCAAGGCGCACAAGGAAGCGTTCAACGCCTATTGCCGCAAAAACGATGCGTCGAAATACGTCAACGTGGTCCAGTCCGGGGTCGACGCCGAAGGCGGATTCGCCTGTCCGCCGGAGCTTTCCAACATGGTTGCGAAAACCATTGTCAACGGAAATCCCATCCGGCTACTCGCGAGCAAACAAACTACCCAGCGCGGAGCTTACCAAATTCTGCAGGATCCTAACGACATGGTCGCCTCCAGAACTGGCGAAATGATTGCGCGTGCCGAAACCAACAATCCACAAATCGGATTGACGACCATCATCCCCGGAGAAATGTACTGCTACCCGCGCACAACGCAAGCGGCACTCGATGACGGGATTTGGGATTTCGAATCGTGGCTTGTCGAAAAAGCATCCAGAGCATTCAACAATCTCGAAATCACGGAACACGCCGCAGGAAACGGTGGAGGCCCTGGGATCAATGCGGCTCGCGGGATCACCGATTACCCGACCGTGCTCGACGCAAACTGGGCATGGGGCTCGATCGGGCGCATTCATACCGGACAGGCCGCCACCATCGGCACGACCGGCGCGGAACTCGTTAATTGCATGGGAGCTCTGGAAGACGAGTACAAAACGAATGCCGCATGGATCATGAACCGTGCGACGCTCACGTCCTATCGCCTTCTGCGTGCAGGCGCGAACGCTGCGAACATGTTCCTGTTCTGGCAACCGTCGCTCCAGCCTGGAATGCCGGACACCCTTCTCGGGTTCCCGGTCTACACCAGTGCTGGAATGCCGGTGCAGAACAACAACACGCACATCGTTGCGTTCGGCGACATCGGAGCCGCATACACCGTCGTTGATCGCGTCGGGATGAACATCATTCGCGACAACATCACCATGCCCGGATTCGTCCGCTTCCACGTCTACCGCCGTTCGAGCGGGGCCGTGGTCAACTTCCAAGCCGTCAAGCTCATCCGTTGCGCGGCATGATGTAACGGAAACTGAAATCACGGGGCGGGAGAGCCGCCCCAAATTTCACAAACAGAAAACAGCAAAGGGATAAAACAATGAACGACTTGCATTCCAATATCACCGCAGACGGACTCAACGCCAAGGGGCCGATTCGTCTGGGCGCGTCCGGCTCGGTTGTCTCGGATCTCCGGGGATTCGCCGCCGCAGAAATCCTGATCCAGTTGTCCGGAACTGGCGCGACGTTCTCCGCCGCGAACCTCGTCCGGCTCTCGATCCTCCACGGCGACACCTCGACGGCGGCCACCGCCGCCTGTTCCGCCTCCGATCTGATCACCGACATCACCCCCGTGGCTGGCGTGGTCAAAACCTACAACAGTTCCACCGCCGCCGCTCCCGGACTGACGAAGATCGGGTATGTCGGCGGGCGTCGTTACCTTCGCGTCCGCTATGCGGCATCCGGGACCGCAACCGGCGCCACCGGCATGACCGGCACGCGGATCGGGATCGCTGTCATCAAAGGTCGTCCGGGTCAGGCGCCCGTGGCGTAATCGGAGAAAATGATGGATTGCATCGGGTACAGAGTCACAACGGACGCCACGACGGAACCCGTTTCCGTCGCGGACATGAAAACATACCTGCGCCTGTCCGGCAACACCTACGATACTATGCTCGGCGGCTTGATAACCGCTTGTCGGCAGTATCTCGAAAGAACTACCGGAAGGTTATTCCTGAGCCAGACGGTCGCGGTGCAGTTTTTGTACTTCGGAAATATTCTCGATCTCCCGGTGACTCCGGTGCAATCCATCACCTCTGTAGCCTACAAGATTGCCGGGCAAGCGGCGACATTGCCGTCCGGTGACTACGCGCTTGATTCGTACGGACTGTTCCCGAAGATCGTCCCCGCTTACGGCGTATCGTGGCCGGCGGCTGACGCGGAGAGTGTGATCGTCACGCTCTCCGGCGGTGCGACGGTAGCGGACAAACTCGGAATCGTCCTGGTCGCGGACCTGTTCGAACATCCTGAATCGAACGTCGAATTGACGTTGCAGGAAAACAAGGTTGTATCGAGGCTGTTCAACGCATGGAGGACGCGGTGAGAGTCGGACACCTGCGCGATTCCATCACTATAGAAACGCCGTCCGGTTCGGTGAGTTCGTACGGCGAACCGGTCGATACGTGGACAACGTTCGCAACGGTCTTCGGAGAACTGCGTTCTGTGTCCGGTAGAGAATACATGCAATCGGAGCGCATCCAGGGAGACGTTTCGCACATGATCACGATTCGGCATCTCACTGGATTGTTACCGAAGATGCGGGCCAAGATCGGGACGCGGATTTTCGAAATCATAGCGGTCCTGCCGGACAGGACGAACGCGAAATTTCAGCAGGTTATCGCCAGAGAAAAGGCTTCATAGCATGGCGACCCGAAACAGATTTTCAGGGCAAGGCGATTTCATCAGGGATTCCGGATCTCAGAAGTGGATCAACGTGTTCGGCGATGTGCAGGTGATCCAGAACATGCAACGGCTGAAAACGAAGATCGAACGGAAGATTTTGAAAAAGGCTATCGCAAACGCGCTGAAACCAGTGGCGAAGATTGCGAAGCAAAAGGCCGCAAAGAAATCAGGGCTTTTGAAAGCATCAATCAAGTCGGCTGTAACGAAAATGGGATCGGGTAAAGTCTTCGTGGATCCGAAAGTTTTCGCGATCAAGAGCAAGGAGACCGGCGGCGAACTCAAGCGGGTCATCGTCAAAGGCGGAGCGGCCAAGCAGGGCAACCAGAAAATCCAGCGGAAGATACTGGCGATCCACGGTGACGGGGCGAAGATCAGGAAACCAGCGAACTATGCGCATCTGCTGGAGTTCGGGACCAAGCGCATGAAGGCGCACCCGTTCATGCGCCCGGCGCTGGCCGAGGGGAGAAATTCGGCAATCGGCGAAATCGCCAAAGAAGTCGAGAAGGCGTTGAAATCATGAAATCAGGGATCCGAACATATCTGCTGGCAAGTTCCGCGATTGCGGCGGCGTGCCCGCGCATATACTCGTTACCCGCTCCGAACAACGCGACGAAACCGTATATCATGCTGTCCCGCGTTTCGGCGTCGATTCAAAATCTGATTTCGTCGAGCCTGAATATTTACGAAGAAACATGGCAAATCGACGTGATCGCATCGAGCGAATCGACGGCGGAGGCATTGAAGGAACTGATCATAACTCGCATGAACATCGCGGATCGGGTCGAGATGGGGAGCTACACGGTATACTCCTGCTCGCTGTCCGGCGTGAATGATTTGTCGGAACTCGAAATGGAAGGCGGCCAGATGGCGGACATCCGGATCAGCCTCGATTTTACAATGATCCGAGACCGCGAAGCGACGCCAGTCGTTCCGCCGCCGGAACCAAACCCGTAACCAAAGGGCAAAAAAATGGGCAAGACGACCATCATCGTTGACGGCGCTGGCGTCGGAGCGACGTTCAATTCGGTCCCGATCACCGACATCAACAACGTAGGTTTTTCGCCGATGGGCGAAAGAGACGAAATCAAACTCACCACGCTTGACGCGACTGACTTCGAAGTCGGTCTTCTCGGCGATCTGGTCGCCATCGACGACGTGGTAATCAACAAGAAGGCCGATCCAGCCGCAGACGTGGCGCACACGAAGGACAACAAACTTCTTGTCATCACCTACAAGATTGGGAAGGCGACGACCAAGACGGCTACGTTCTGGGCGCAACTCAAGAGCGTTTCGCCCTCGACCATCGAACGTGCTCCCGGCGACGGCGTGAACGTCGATCTGGTGTTCGCGGTAACGAACCTGAACGCAAGCCTGGTCGAAACCGGCCCGGTCCTGACATAAGGAGAAATTGGAAATGAGCAAAGCTACGATCATCATCGACGGAGCGGACGTGACCGTTGAGTTCGGTGCCGCGACCATCGGCAATGTCAACTCGGTTGCGTTCGGCCTTTTCGGCGAACGTCCCGAAATCAACCTTACGACCATCGATGCGACGAAGTTCAAAACGAAGCTGCTCGGCGATCTTCAAAAGGTTCAGGATGTCGTCGTCAGTAAAAAGTCGGAGCCTGCGCTCGATGCGGCTCTTTACGACACCGTTCCCGAGGCTCTTGTCATCACCTACAAGGTCGGAAAAAAAGACGCGAAAGCGACCACGTTTTACGCTCAGTTGAAAAACATTTCCTCTTCGAGCATCGAACGTGCTCCCGGCGACGGCGTCAATGTCGATCTGAATTTCTTCGTCACGAACATGGATGAAACCTTTGACGAAGTCGGACCCGACACCACAGATGTGACGTGAGGTGAAAAATGACTCTGATTGACAAAGTTAAAAAGAACCGCCTGCGCCAAGCGGAATACATGGACGAGCCGATTCAGGTCCGGGTTTACTCCGGGCCGGAGCTGAAGTCCATGGTCGAGAAAATCAAGGGCGGAGTCGATACCGAGATCGCGGAAATTCTCGCGGCTCAATTTCTCGACTCGGACGGCAAACCGGTTTTCACCCCTGAATTTCTTCTTTCGGACGAATGCCCGAACGTGGTGTTTACGGAAATTTCCATGCTGTTCATGGAGGTAAATTCGGGAACCCATAAAAAAAAATAGAAGATTCTGAATTCGTCCCAGAAAGAACGCCGCTTTTCAGGGTGGCGAAAGCGACTGGAATCTGGGACGTTGATAAGCTGGAGAACGAAATGCCGCTGTGCATGATCGCAGAATGGAACCAGTACTTGGACTATGAGATTTCGCAGTACGCGAAAGCGATCCTCGGTGCGCTCCCGGCGGCAAGCAAGATCGGAGGGAGCGGAGGAGGCGGAGGAGAAATTCGCCTCACCGACCCGGACGCAATATCGGGATTTTTCGACGCAATGAACAAGGGGAACGGCAATGGCTAAGGGGCTCGGAACATTGACGGTATGGCTCAATACCGACACGTCGAAGATGGCGAAAGGGCTTTCGTCCGGCACCGCGATGATCAAGACGTTCTCGTTCGCCGCAAAGGCCGCGGGCGCGGCTGTGGCCGGCTCGATCACCGCGCTCGGCGTGCAATCCGTACGGGCGTTCATGGTGCAGGAAGAAGCGACGAACGCGCTCTCGGCGGCTCTTCGGAACATCGGAGCGAACGCCGAACTTGCAATGCCGTCCCTGAAAAAATTCGCGGGCGAAATCCAGAAGCAGACGGTCTACGGCGACGAGGCAATTGAAAAGATGATGGCCTACGGATTGAACCTCGGTATCAATGCGGACCAGATCAAGGCCGCCACGACTGCGGCGGCAGGGCTCGCGGCGAAATACGGAATTGATCTGTCGTCCGCCATGCAGCTCGTAGGCCGCGCATCGCAGGGCCAGACGCAGATGCTTGCTCGGTACGGAATCATTCTACAGGACGGCCTTACGAAAGAAGAAAAATTCAACGAGCTTCTTCGGATCGGTGCGGATAATTTCGGGCTCGCGACCGCTCAGACGGACACGCTGTCCGGGAAACTCTCGCAACTCTCGAACATCTGGGGCGATCTGAAGGAGGGCATTGGCGCGGTGCTTGTCGAGGTATTTGATCTCGGCGGCGGAACCGATTGGCTCGTGGAGAAAATCAGAGGAGTTGCGGAATACATCCAGTCGAACACAACATCAATCTCATTTTTCATCAAGTCGATTTACATCGAGGCGAAATTCGCGATCCTCCAAACTACGACGCTGATCGGGAATATCGGTGGCGCAGTCGCCGATGTCCTTGGAGCCGCAGGGAAAAACATAGCGAATATTTTCATGTGGCTCTGGGATAACTCCAGCAAACTGTTCGGCAACATTTTCGAGATCGCGCAAGGATACGTCATGAACTACCTTAAGTTTTTCGAAAACTTCGGTAAGACTCTGTACGATGTAATGCTTGCGTCATGGGACGCAATTTTATCGGTCATGAAAGGAGGCTCCGTAGGCGACGCACTCGATTCTGTTTTTGAAAAAGCGGTCGAAGGTCTCGCGAAAACGGTCGGCGACATCGGGCGCGAAACCGAAGCCGCGCTAAACAAGGCCGGTGTTTCAAAACTCGAAATCGAGGCTCCGGATTACGAGGGATCATGGAACAAGATCACCGGCGACATAGCCAGGCTTGACGCGGAACGCGAGGCCGCACTTGGATCCCTCTTCGAAAAGTCCATGGAAAAGGTCGGCATGAAACCAGGACAAACCCCGGCGCCTGGAGCGAAGCCGGGAGACCAGGCGAAGAAGGCGGAAATGAAAGCGGAGAGTTCGATCGTATCGGCTGTCCAGAAGGGCAGTGCCGAAGCTCTGAAGATCGAGAACACCCGGGTCAGAAAAGAAGATCAGATCGCAAAAAACACCATGCTCACTGCTAAAAATACCGGCGACATCGTAAAGGCGTTGAAGGGGCTCGGCAAATCTGGCGGCGGGCTCGGGCTGGAATTGGAGGATGCGTTTTGATCACATTCATCGGCTACAGAAACGAGGGCGCGTCCATCGACAAGGACGACAACCTTTCCACGTCACGCGTTTTCACCTACCACTTCAACGCCTCGGAAACCCCGCTGGACATTCTGGGGCAACCGGAAATCCCGGACATCGGAGCGGAACACCCGAGCAACGACAAATGTTTTGTCATTGGCAAGGCGTGTTCGTCTCCACAGGAGGGAGACGGGTTGAAGTCTGGACGGTACGACGTGACCGTGTCCTACTCAATGCCGACCTCAGGCGAGGCGAAAAAAACGGACCGCACAAAGGCGCCTTGGAAAATGGCTCCGTACGACATTTCGATTGCGCCTCGGGAATACGTCGTTCCGTTCATCAAGGGCTACAAGGACGGCGATCAAATGGGCGCACCCACCGTCCCTGTCGTCAACTCCGCAGGCGACCCCTACGAAGACTCGATGACAAAGCAAAACGCCATCCTCAAATTTTCCTACAACCTGCAAAAATTCGACGACACATGGCAGGAAAAATTCATCGACACGATCAACGGCGCACCTATCCGGGTCTGTAACGTGCCGTTCCAAAAATTCAAAGCGCGTCTTGCCGCGCTCGTGGCCAGCAGGCAATACGTCTACGACAGTACAGGCCTGCTCAAATACGAGTACTGGCGCGTCGATGTCGAAATCGAGCGAAGCGGCGAGGAGTGGAAACGGGAAATCCTATGTCGCGGACTGTTCGCCAAGGATGCAAACGGCAAATACCGAATCCACGTTCGGAAAGACGATGCACCGGGACCAATTTTCGGGCGTGCGGAAGACCTCGGGAAAGACCCCGTTCCGTGCGACGAGCCGCAACTTCTCGACGCGACAACCGGCTACTTACTGTCTTCGACCGGAGACGGGACCGCGCAGTACCAAACATTCCGCGACAAGTTCGCCGTCTCTTGGGCTCCGCTGTCATTCCCTGAAAGGACCAGATGAAGGCACTGATCGCAACACCCCGTACCGTATCGGCGATCCGTAAAGCAGACCGGCTGCCGACAGTGGTTCCTGGAGGGAAGATGCGGAAAGGCTCGCTGTCTGTTTCAGGCGACAATGGCTGTTATCCGGCGCGTGTCCTGTCAAAGGACGGAACGACGTATCTATGCGACCTGTACGAGAACGGGGTCGGGCTCCCTGCGACGAGAACGAACGTGCCGGTGCTGGTCCTCCAGATCGAGCCGGCGGAAACAATCCCCGCTGGAACATGGATCATGGCGGCGCAATCGGCAATCGGAGCCATAGGAGGCGGCGGTGTTCCTGCGTAATCAAACAAAATGGGCTACAGTCGACGTTCTCGGAAGCGGCGGCGGGCTCTATTGGTGGAAGACCATCGTGAGCGGCGCGGAAAAATACTACATCTCTGCGGCTGTAGGAACGCCATTGACCATTGACGGAGCGACGTACACGCCGGACGGATCGAGGCCGCTCCATTACGCTCTGCCGGGCGGGTTTTTTCTGTCGCAGGTCGGGGCGACTCTGGCGATCACGAAGCGCGTCGGCGGCATGGCTCGCGAGCATTCGATCACAGAAGACGGCGTCACGACATGGCTCGGAGATTACTGGCATTCTGACGCTGGCGACGGAACGTTTACGGCTCGTGGCGCGGCGAAGCAGGCCGGGGCCGCTCCGATCTCAGTAGCGATGGCAACGCCTACGGGCTGGCAAAGCGACACGCTGTACGGAGTCTATGTCCACACCAGCGGAGACAAGGAATCATTTCCGGATCGCTACATGGGGTTTCTGCGATCCGAGGCGTCTCATTCACTGACGATTGAGGAAGAGACGGTTTCATGCAAAATGATTTTCGTCGAAATTGTCGAACGGCATAATGCGGCTCCTGTTCTGGCCGGAGAATATACCGAACCGCCGGAGGCATTGCGCGAACAGGGGAAATTCCTGTGGCGTTCCGGATCCGGCAACTGGAGAATATCGGACAGGGTTGCAGTATCGAATCCCGCCGACGGATACTGGGAAAACGCATCCGGGAAATTGGCTGGAACGTACTCTCGCGTTTATGTTCCGCTGGTCGTTCCTGGGGTCGATCCGCCGCCTCCTCCGCCTGACCCGGATCCGGCTCCTTTCGTTTTGAATATCGCAACGGTCGAAACGGCTCCTGCCGATCCGGGTTTTTCCGCGTATGATGTACTAATTGGGCAGGTGGGCTTATGGCTGTGACATCATGGACCGACTACGGAATGGACTGGGCGAACCCGGACCTACGCGACGGCAGGTACATGGAGGCTCTGGTCGGGGCCGTCAACGAGCGAACCGACGCGCTCGGGTCGGGCGGCGCGGGGCTTCCGGTGCTGGAGTACGCGGGCTCGAACGGCTACCTGTCTCTGACCGAACTTAACGCGATCCACTCGGCGACGCTCGGACTGATCGGGAATTACATCGACTACCGGCGGCTCCGCGATTCGTGGGAGCGATTCGGAACGATCCGCTGGAGCCTCGACGGCGTGCTGGAACGGCTCGGACGAACGAACCTGATCGACCCGAACAGAAATCTGCTCGCGGTAGGCGGCGCGACCGAATGGGCGAAGCAGACCCGCGACATCCTGAATCTGCTGACGCACTGCGTACGGACCGTGCAGGGGAAGACGTTCCGGGAGATCGTGTCGCGGGAACGGCAGGCATGGTGGGACTGGCTCGAACTGGCGAAATTCTCAGAGGACTGGATGCGGGATGTCGTCTTCGACGGCGAGTGGACTCCGAACACGAAACCGGGCGAAAGCGGCATGGTCCAGAATAGCCGCGTCGAGAACGGAATGTACAGACCAAAATGGCCTGACGACGCTCCGCCCGGAACGATCCGCGGCGAGAGCAACGGAAAGATACCGGGTCCGTACGTTTCGCTCGGATGGGAGTTTCCCTGTCCGGGCAGGCTCGGCGAGTCCATGGACGTTCCGGCGGCGAAGGGCGTTGCGACATCGAACGGCTTTCCGGCCACGCTGGAAGGCCACGCCATGAACGATTACGTCTGCGAATACACGCCGTACGATATGGAGCAGGAAGCACGATATGCCGAGGTTGTCGCGAAGTACGAGAAAGGCTCGCTTCAATTCCGGCAACTGCTGGAGACCGACAACGACTGGTATCTGTGCTATCGGGTCGGGTGGCTGAAGAGTCGCGACACCATCGGCGCGACGATCGACGAGATTTTTTATGCGCCGCTTTCGGGAACGCTCGAACTTTGGGCTCGCGTGGTCGGGTCCGAGGCGACCGAATACGGATCACGGGACTACGCGCCGCTGGCCGAAAAAGGCTGGAGGCGGATGGACTCGTTCGCCGTTCCCGAGGGGGCGACGCGGCTACGACGCGACGAGATCGCCGCCGCCACGCTTCCGCGTCTCGCGGTCCCGAACGCGAACATACCGGGATCATGGAAACACGACGCGAGAGCGACGGACGGCTGGAAACGTTACGAAATCGGGGACTGGACCGGGATATACGCACCCAACTTTACATTCAAGGGGAACTGAAATGAGCGAAAAAATCTATTACGACATGCGAACGGACAAAGCCTACCGTGGCGACGGCTCCGACATCGCGAACGACAACGTCCCGGAACTCAGGTACAAGGACGACCGCTATTTCGAGGTACAGTTACTCGCCACCGACCACAAGGACGGAAACGGCGCATTCGACGATCCGTACACCGATCTTGACGGAGTGGCCGCAGCGGCTTCCGCCGCGATCGACAACAACAAAACGCACTATTTCGACGGACTCATTCATACCGCGATCACGGGCGGCGCGGCAATCGCAACCGTCAAGGTCAAGTCGCTTTCCGGCACGCCTCGTTCCTGCGGCACGATCCGCCTGGTGAATTCCACGGGCCAGACCGAAACCGTGAACTACAACGGGTTTTCTGTCGCTCTCGCAGTCTACACGTTCACGCTCGCAGATTCTGATTTTGTCGTTGGCAGTCAGACCCCGACATACTCCCATGCCGAAAACGACAAGACGCGAGTGCTCGAATTGCCGATTGTCAAGGACGCGGCATGCGACATTTCGCAGATCGCGGACGGCATCCTGACGATCCATGCCGACTGCAATAAACTCATCTACCAGGAGCTCGTACACGGAAGCGAAGAGATTTCCGGAACATTAATGGAGTGGCAGATTTTCGACTCCGGGACGAAACGCGTCTTGGTCAAGTCGATCCCGGTCAAACTGCTTTCGGTGCTTGACGACGATGGCGCGGTAGGACCTGCACCGCAGGGCGACTACTACAATAAGACGGCAAGCGACGGACGATACGTACAGGCCGCGCTCGGCACGGCATACGCAAAGGAATCCTCCCCGTCGGCGACCGACAAACTCGCGATCCTCACGGCTGGAGGCTTGCGCCATGTCGAGGTCGGAGACCTTCCGGCTGGCTCGCCTGCCGACGACTCGATCACGACCGCGAAGATACTCAATGCGAACGTGACGGCGGCAAAACTCGCCTCCGATGCGGTCGAAACCGCGAAGATCAAGGATGCGAACGTGACAGCGGCGAAACTTGCCACCGATGCGGTAGAGACGGCGAAAATAAAAGACCTGAACGTGACGGAAGGCAAACTGGCCGCCGAGGCCGTGACGACCGCGAAACTCGCCACCGGCGAGCGCATGAATAAAACGAACATCGAGGCGGCGCTCACCGGAGAGATCTCCTCACACACCCACGCCGCGACCGCTCCCGCTACGGACTCAGTGGACACGGAGCACGTCAAGGACGGCGCGATCACCTCGGAAAAACTGGACGTGAACCTTGCAGAGTCGCTTGTTACGAAGGCGCGTATCGAGGCGGTGCTGACCGGGGCGATTGCGACCCATACGCACAACTTGAGCGACATCGAAATCGAGAACGGGATCGACACCCCGAAAGCCGCACTGGACGAAACCGACAACGGCAAATGGATCACGGCGCAGGTTTCGACCGACACACCGCCCGCCGGGGCAAGTCTGCTACTGCACCTGAACGGGAACGCGACCGACTACGGCGCGGCGGGGCTCGCGGTCACGAATACGGGCGTTACGTTCGAGGCTTCCGAGGGTCCGCAATGGGGATCGCAGAGAGCCGTTTTTGATGGAACCGCGAAACTCAGCGTCGCAGATTCAGACGGCTTCGCCCCCGGAACGAACGGGGCTTTTCTGGCTCTGGCTCGGGTCACGTTCGCGACCGGGACGCTGGCGCAGGTGCATACGATCCTGTCGAAGGAGTCCCCTGCATCCAAGGGCTTCCGCCTCGAATGGAATCCGACGCGAGGGCTCGTGTTCTCGTGGGCGGATGCCGCTGGCGCGGTCTTCACGGGCGAAATGTCCGTATACTGGTTGCCTGTAGTCGAGACAGGATACACGGTCGGCGTGGCGTACTCGGGTACGGCCCTGACGCTCTTCGTCACGACGGGCGGAACCTACACCGTTGCGATGGCGACCGAGACCCGCGCCGTCACGATCTACAACGAGTCGAACGCCCTGCTGGTCGGCGAGTCGGGCGAAACCGGGGAGGAAAACAACTTCGAGGGGACGCTTGATGAACTGCTGTTCTGGAAGGGGGACCCTGCTACGTTCGTGACAATCAGCGGAACAGGCGTGACCAATACAGCCCCATACGCCCCGCTTGATGGCGACGTGCTGGTTACGCGCAAATACGACATCACCGACCAGACCGAAGACCAGTACGTCTACTATGTGGACAAGACCGCTGGCTCCGACCTCAATACCGGCGCAACCGAGGCAACCGCGATCCAGAACCTTACCGAGGCCATTGCGCGGATCGGCGGACGCTCGGGACGTTTCACGATCTACCTCAAATACGGTTCGACTCACACACTCACGAACTATCTGACGCTCGGGAAAAACTCAGACAACATAAACACGGCCTCGGCATCCTACACGTTCCAGTCTTACGGCGGGCCGGGTGCTGTCCCGGTCATCGCCACGGAGGCGTATCATATCTCGCTGATGGGGCCCGTATCGGCATATTTTTACGGAGTTGTTTTGACCTCGACGAGCGGTCAGATTTTTTCCAGCGCGGTCGGGGAGTCGGCAATCACACTGATCAGTTGCACGCTTTACGGCGACCGTCCCGACACAAGCCCGATTTTCTCGGTGTATCAAGCGGCAAAGATGCTCGTTCTTGCGAAGAGCACGATGTTTACGGTCGTCGGCGGGTTCGGAACGCCCGCAACGGATCAACCGCTGTACGAGTTGACAGACGAATCCTGCGGCTTCGAGTTCTACGGCGAGTCCAACACCTACAGCGGAACGCCAGCGTACTACCTCACGCCCCCCAACATCGCCGGGAAGGAAGGCGTGGACGTGGACGGGGTGACGCTCAAGGATGGAGGGATCAAATTCGGCTCGAACGCCGGGCCAACGAATGAAAACGGGGAGTATGTTGGAGCGCTTATCAATTACTACGTCAGCACCGCAGGGAGCGACACGGCGGCGGGCACGGCGGCGGCTCCGCTCGCGACCATAGAGGAAGCGATAGCGAGAATAGTCAGGCTCAACGCAAAATATGCGGGTATCTTACTCGAAAGGGATCAAACCCATGCTGTCGCGGCGGACATCGAAGTAAATAATATAGGTTTGCTATTCAACGTTAACGGCTCCGGCGCAAACCCGATAATTAACCTTGCCGGAAACCGAATAATTTTGCGAGCCGGGGGTTCTTGCACGTTTACAGCTATTTCCGTCAATGCAAATACCGGCGGGGCTGGAAACGCAAACGGAATGCTTGCGACCAATTACGGCCATGGGACATTTTCGTTCTCCTCCTGCACGATTATCGGCGACGACAGCACCCCGCGCGTAATTTTCCGACCGTCCGGGCAGAGCTCAATGCTGGTGATGATGAACTCAACTACCGTTCGCGGCAATGGCTCCGGCGCAGGGCGGGCGGTTTATGCCGTCGCAACGGCTGGCAGGTTTGAAATCAACGATGTTTCCGGCACATGGTCTTCCGGGGATTATACGTTGCCGGCTGAAAACACACCACTGGTATAAATTGAATTGAGGTGAAAAATGCTTGTTTCTGTCATTTACAACGGGACTTTTTATCACAACTGGGACGAGGCGAAACTTAGGGCGTTGATCGGCGACGAGGCGTATGAGGCGGCGATTCCCGCACCCCGCTACATCTCGAAATTCCTCGTCCTCAATCGCGTTGTCGCGGCGGGCAAATTTGCGGATGCCATGACCGCACTCGGCGGGCCGGGCTCGCTACAGTATGAGCTATGGAGCGCGGCGCAGGAACTCGACGCGAACGATGAGCAGGTACGGGGCTTGATCACCGCAATCGGGTTGGACCCGGCGGAGGTGCTGGCATGACCAACGCCGCAGAAATCCGCGAAATCGTCCGTGCCGAAATGGCGCAGAAGTCGAGCGTCCCTTGGTGCGGAGCGTCGCCTGAAATCGTCGGGCAACACAGCGAAAAACTGGACTCGTTGAAACGGGCGGACGATAGGATTTTTGCGGTGCTGGAGAGGATGGACGCGACACTGCACGAGATACGGCAGGAAATAACTATCCTCAAAACCGAGCGGAGTACTGCCGTAAAAATCGCGGCGGGCATCGGCTCGGCTGCCGGGGCGACCACCGCAATATTTTTTCAAATTCTCGGAACAAGGGGGTGAGCATGAGGGCAATTTTCATCGTTTTGGCGGCGTTGCTGCTGACCGGGTGTTCAATGGGGCGCAAATCGTGGGGGATGGCGACGAGCGCGGATGCGTTCAAGGTTGTTTTGGCCGACCCTCAAAGCGGATCGACAGTCCCGGAACTGGTCGCGGGCGGAGGGTGTGTTGCGGCTGTTTTCGCCGTGCCGATGGAGCCCGGGCAAACCATGAGCAGGCACATATCGTACTCGCGGCGGCGTAGCCTCTGGAATGTGTTTTCGAGCGCGTCGGCGAGCAACGTCGGATGCGTCTATATCTCCGGCTCGGATGAGTCGGCGGAAGAAACGGCGAAAATCCTGGAGGCGTTTGGGCGGGTTGTCAATGGCGAGGCCGACGAGTGACGGACTGGGAAAACCAACAGAAGCGAGCTCACGTTGCGTACCTGCTCCGGCAGGTGCGGCGGTATCGACTTCATGCCTCACCGGAATTTCACCAGGCGGATATCCGGGATCTCGTTTCGGCATACAACGGCGCCGGGCCGGACACCCTCGGATGGATCGGGCCGCAGACGACCGCGAAAATCCGAAAAATCCTCACGGGCGCGTACTGGTTTTTCGAACCGGCATTTCTGATCCACGATTGGGATTTTCAAACGAGCGGGGAGAAATTCGACCGGCAAATCTCGAACGAATGCCTCCGGCGGAACCTCGCGATTATCATCGAGGCGGAAATTAATCCGTGGATGTCGCCGGTATCATGGATCCGACGCAAACGCCAGGCATGGTGCATAGTAGCCGCGTGCAGGGCATACGTCGCGTCAATGAGTTAGTTTGACCCGCCAAGCCTCTGTCCTCGACATGCTCAAATTTGGCGGGTCTTTGTTTCCCGGTCAACCAACGGCCGGGATTTTTTTTTGCTTTTTTCGAGTG